ACGTATGACATTATCAACCAACAAGTTCAAAATACTATTCTAGACTTAGTAACTAACGCAGTGGATGATATTGTTGTTAGCAGTCAGGAGATAATGCAGAATAATGATATGTCTCCGACAACCCCATCTCCTCTGGGGCAGGTTGTCAACGCTAGCGTGGGGACAAATATGCAAATTACTATTGCTACCCCAGCCGGACAACAAATGCTCAATGTCCCTGTAGCAGTAAGTCCGGGGGCTATAACTATATCGGTTCCTAGCACAGCAGGAACAATACAGCCAATAACGATTAATACAGGGATGTCTGCTCCTAGTGCGCCACCTGTAGCCGCACCTCAAGTTGCTAGTGCTGTAGCCGCTGTAGCTAAAATACAAGCAGCACCTTCAACACCAGCACCAGTAGCTCCTAAAGTTTCCGTAGCCCCAGTAGCTAAAAGTGCGCCAACACCAGCAGCACCAGTAAGTAAAAGTACACCAAAAAGTGAGTCTAAAAAGCCACAGAAACCGACAGCGAAACAAGAATCAAAACAAGAAGTAAAACAAACTAACGCATCTAAAGCAAAGGCTGTGCAAGCTATAGTTTCAAGAGTTTTAGAAGTAGTTTCAATGGCTGGAGGAGATGTGGATGGAACTAAATTAGCATTGATGGGCGCACTTGGCGCACCCGGATTTAAGGACTATCAACAGGCGGGTATACCGGATATGCCAATGTACGTTAGTGAGATTCCTTACGATGTCGCGTTGATAGATCCGTTAAGCTCTGTTTATTCTCTGGGCAGTGACCAAATGATGAATCAAATGATCGACTCGCAATATAACTTTGAGAAGTAATTATGGAAGTTGAATACGGTGGAGTAAAAGCAACAGGTGGAAAGCTGTTTATTATCATGTCCTTGTTGGGAACTCTTGGTGGGGGCTTGTGGGGCGGATTCGAATTCTATAAAGATTACATGGATATGAAAGAGCAAATCACATCTTACGTTGCGCCAGACTTATCTGGTTTTGACAAACGATTAGAAGTTATTACTACAGAAGTAACCGGAGTGCAAAGTGCTTTACAGCTTGAGAGGGAAGTGGTTAATACCGAGGTGACAGCGTTGAAGGCAACGGTGGACAGCGAAGTCACAGCGTTGAAAGAAATAATTAATACGGAAATAGTCGCTGTAAAAACGATAGTAGGGGATGCCCAAGCTACGGCGAGAGATATTCGTACTGATATTAAAACTACCGTCAATCAACAACTAGATCAGATTGATGCGATAGATAAACGATCTCGTGCCGACGGCTTGGAGACTAGGCAAGCTATGAGGAACGCAGAGAAAGAGGTGAGAGATTTAATCGCTGACACATCCAAGAGATGGGACGATAAACTGACCAAGGTGGATAGTCAGATAGAGGCGTTGGAAACCAAGCTGGACAAGAAGATAACTAAGGCATTAGAAAATCCACTCGCGGCTATGAGCAAGACGAAATAAAACTATGAGCATGAAGGGCCGCGAGATAGATGAAAAAGACGATAGCTGGTATTACGTTGTTAGCTCTTATAACCGGGGCTGGACACGCGAAGGCACATAAAGGGGAACCCTCCGAGGCAACATTACTGGAGTGGGGAATTGAGGACGGCACAGGAAACCTTATCGCGGTGTTTCCGCATATCGCTTACAAGTACACGGTCGAGCGAATTGCAAAGGGAGATGATTGTCACCATCCGACACCGCCATTGGAGATAAAATGGTTTGCAGGTGACATGGGAAAAGGCGTATGTTATTTTACAATGAAAACACCCGGTTGGGTCAAGTGGGACACCAAGAAGGAGTGGCTCTGGCTGGGTCATAGAACAGGAATCGAATAATGAAACTGGAAGACCTAAAACAGGATCCGGTCAACGCCCGGAAGCACAACCCGCGCAACGTAGCTATGATCGTTGATTCCATACAAGAGCTAGGCTGTGGCAGATCTATTCTTATTGACGAGGATGGAAGAATCCTTGCTGGCAATGCAACCTATGAAGCCTTGGTCGAGGCTGGAATAAAGAAGGTCAGGGTGGTGGAAGGGAACGGCGATGAGATCGTTGCAGTCCAACGTAATGACCTGTCAAAACTTGACAAGGTAAGACTTTCCTTATACGACAACCGTGCATCGGAACTAGCGGAGTGGGACACCGGGGTTCTAGGAAGCCTCCGTTCCCACGCTTTCGACTCCGTCTTTTCCGATATAAATAATATATTTGATGGTATATTTTCAGACAAAGAACTAGCGATCATTTTGGGCGACGACTATGAGCTTACCGGAGAGGACTCGACCGGAGAACTGTGTGGGCGGAAACCTAGTCGAGTGGCTCTAGTCGTTTGCCCGAAGTGTCAGCATGAGTTTAAGCCTAACAACGAGGAGGAGTGATGGGGTACAGCCGGGACAGAGAGCGAGCAGTAAACTACGAGCGCAATAAAATGGTAAAGCAGGGCGGTGACCCTGACTGCGCCAACGTAATTGCTAGGGAACTGGTACGAAGTGACGAAGACAAGGCAAGGCGCAAAGCTGGACGGAAGGCGGGTGGAAAGAGATTAAGGATGTCATTCAGCAAACGCAACGCGGACGATATTCCAGTGCCAAATGATGACGTGAGGTTTTTATGAGCGCAGAGGATTTGATCCCTTATGTTCCGGGCCAGTCAGGTAACCCGGCAGGGCGACCAAGAGGCGCGAAGGATGGGATCGCGGCTTGCGCTAGACGCTTGCTTGCAAAGGATCTTGGCTACGCTGAAATCATTGACAAACTTACAAAGAAAGGTTTTGATATGACCGACAGGCGAGCCTCAAACGTGATCGCAACGGTGGCGGTAGCAAAGGCTCTCACTGGTGACACCAAGGCGATTGAGCTTCTTAACAAATACGAAGAAGATGCTCCCATCGGTTTAGGTGAAAATGAAAAGCCAGTTGTCAACATCACTCTGGTGCAGGCGGAGAACAGAGAGCAGTTGCAGGACGGTAGGAAAGAGGTAACCATCAACGGAGTGACGTTCCCCATCAACGTGAAAAGGAACGGGGCCAATGGACACATATCTAAAGACAGAAATGGTGGAAGCGGAGCAGTGGAATAAACCGGGCGATGTCAAAGAGGCTGGGGTGGTGTCAGCAACCCGCGCCTTGGGTCGGTTAGGCATTAACACTGTACGACCGGGCGACTACATCGTTAAGGGTTACGATATAAAAACCGATAGCCCCGTCTACTACCCAATCCCGAAGGAGGACTTTGAGGGCCAGTGGACGAAAGTAAACAAACCGGAATGGGAAGGCGACTGATGAATGTTTCGACAGACCTTAAAATCCCTGATGTCTTTATGGACTTACTGGAGCCGTATCGTTACAAGGCTTTTGAAGGAGGCCGGGGCTCTGCTAAGTCAATGTCGTTTGCCAAGGTTCTGCTCGCCACAGGAACGTGGACTCCTCTCCGAATTTTGTGCGCTCGTGAAGTGCAAAAGTCAATCACTGAATCTGTTAAGCAACTTCTTGACGATGAAATCGCGGGTATGGGATTTGCTGACTACTACACTTCGACCAAGACTGAAATCAGGGGAAGCAATGGGACGAAGTTTTTATTCCACGGTCTTGGCACACTTACGGTCGATCAGATTAAAAGTTTCCAAGGGCTTGACCGAGTCTGGATTGAGGAGGCGCAGACTGTTTCGGCTCATTCGCTTGAGATCCTCATCCCCACCATCCGTGAAGAGGGATCAGAACTGTGGTTCAGTTGGAACCCAAGAAACGCAACCGACGCAGTCGATCAGTTGTTCAACGGTGCGGTCACCCCACCTAATACGATTCACAAGAAAGTCGGATGGAAAGATAACCCGTGGTTCCCAGAGGTTTTAAAAAGTGAACTTGAATTCGACAGAGAACACAAACCGCAAAGGTTCAATCACATTTGGGAGGGCGGGTATGAGCCTCAAGTTGTCGGGGCAATCTGGTCGATGGAATCTATTAATAGAAATCGAAGACGAGAGCTACCAGAACTTGAACGCATTGTTGTGTCAGTTGACCCGGCAGTCAGTGATGAACCCCACTCGGATGAAAACGGCATTGGATGCGTTGGCATCGGAACTGACAAACGAGGCTACGTCCTAGATGATTGGTCACAGGTTGGCACTCCAAGACAATGGTCAACTAAGGCGGTTGCGCTTTATGATAAGTGGCAAGCGGATGCCATCGTCATCGAAGTCAATCAAGGCGGAGATATGTGCAGACATACTTTGGAAACGGCGCGGCCCGGAATACCTATTATTGAAGTTCGTGCCAGCCGAGGTAAACACGTCCGAGCAGAGCCGATCAGTTCGCTTTATGAGAGGGATCTTATTAGCCATGTGGGTTCGCATCCAGAGTTGGAAGAGCAGATGTGTAAGATGACAGCAGGCGGTTACGCGGGGGACGGATCCCCGGACAGAGTTGACTGGATGGTCTGGGGATTCACAGAATTGTTTCGAGATATGCTGGAGATCCCACGCCCCAAGAAACAGGGGCGCAGGCGACCAGTGGTAGGATGGCAGGGTTAGAGGGAATGCGCGACTTGGATCTTTAGTTGGGGCAACGCATCTTTAACTGCGGAGCAGATGACACTGGCTTGACTGCCGCGCCCGTACTTGTTGATCGCATTGTGCTGAACCCCGAGTGACGAGGCAACCCTGTAAAGAAAGTCGAGGTTCCAAATCCCACGAAGTGATTTGACGGCCTCGCCATTTACATAGATCGTTTGCTTGTGATCTTTGAAGTTGGACTTGATGGTTTTTTCCAACCCATCGAGGAACTCGGCTGGGATGCCAAGCTCGGTGTAGTAGTCAGGGGCGAGGATCGCGTGTCCGTCACCGTCCAACAGTTCAGGGTTTTCGGTAAGAGCCGTAACAACTTCAAGAAGTGTAGATGTTTTCATAATGTTTCTCCTTATCGATAGAGGATCTGATGTTTAGAATTGACCGGGATCTTGAATGGTGCGCGAAGACCGCCAGCCTTGATGCGGAGGATGTGAATCCAGACCGGGCCTTGTTTCTGGTAGATCCCGATTCGCCATCCGTCCTTGTAGTACCTGACCAACTTTTGTTTTGCTTTCATAATTTCTCCTTTAAAGATTATTAATGATTACATACACATTATACCATATGGCTTTTTGAGAACGACCGTTTCAAGGCTATTTGAAGGGCTAAAACAGCACCTCACGTTTTTAAACGCACGAAAAAAAAAGCTTTTTCTGCATTTAAGATCGTAGAAGCTATATAAAAAAACAGGAAAACATTTACATGAAGCCACAGGACGCAGATAAAAAAAAATTTGAAGTGATAAAACAGAAACCGTCTGCCAAATTGAGAATGAAGAACCAAGTCCCACTAATTCACCAAGCATTCGAGCGTGGGTTCGTTGCTCCATTCGGCCCACTGATCGGGAAGACAATGATGTCTCATGATCTGGTCGAGTACATGAAACACGGCATGGGGAAAACAACCGAAGACTTCGGACATAATTTAGCCGGGGTGATTAAAGACCAACCTGTGTTCGACGGCAACACTGGCAAGAAAGTAATTGATAAGTTAGGCAAGTTTATAAAAGAGTATCACCAACGATCTACATTGGCCTCGTCAGTTGGGATCTATCAGGTTGATGGTAAGCATAAAATAGAACTGGTTGACGGTTGGTTCGTCAGTCAGGTGGCAGGCGAATACAATCCCATGCACAGCCATCCCGGTTGCCTGCTCAGTTGTGTCGGTTATCTTGAAGTACCGAAGCAGATCGCGGAGCCAGAGGACGATTGGAGCAGTAGCGGTTGTATTGAATTCTCCTACGGAACGCCAACGGCGTTGAACAATTCCAACTTGATGTTCAGGCCACAGGTCGGAGACTTCTATATCTTTCCGGGGTGGCTAAACCACGCGGTCTATCCGTTTGAAGGGGACGGTCGCAGAAGAAGTTTTTCGATGAATTTAATAATGACAAAAGAAGAGAGCAAGTGAGAAAGGTATGAAATACTTGGCATTTATATTAGTGCTATTAACAGGGTGTTCGGCTGTGGGCGACCTAGCTCTTAGCACCACGGCTAATGCTCTAGGGAACGTGCTGGGTAATAAATTAGAAGACGCATACGATGAGAAAATCAGCAAAGAGAAAAAAAACAAGAAAAACGATGAAATCTACTTGACGAGGGATAAATGAAAGTAGAAACTGCTATAGAATATATTGAGGGTCTGCTTAAAAAGGCGGATCAGGTTAATCGGATTATTATTCATAGACAGCCCGGAACAACGGGCGATGTGACGATAGAGGTAAGAAGGCAGTACCGCAACGAAGCCGACATTCTAATAGACAAGACCGAATCGTAAAACACGAAGGTCACTGAACGCAGGTGCTACAAAGGTTTTTTCATGAACCTCCTCCCCTCCCGCAATCAGTGGCCTTTATTTTTGGGTAACATAATGGCTTACGACAACTCAGAAGCAAACGATAGAAGAAATCCCGGCAAAAAAAGAATGTATACGGAGGCTGGGTATAACACGGGTTCTACAGATTTAGATCTTGCCCTTGAAAGGTTCAAGGACTCCGATGACAATTCTGACCATAACCGCATTAAGTACGAACAGGATATAGAGTTTGGTCGTTTAGGAGATCAGTGGGACGAGGCAGTATCTCAAGCTAGGCATGAAGAATCACGCCCATGCCTGACGATAAATAAATTGCCCTCCTTCATTCGTCAGGTTGTCAACGAGTCACGCCAGAACAAACCGGGGATAGTGGTCAACCCAGTAGACAATGGCGCAGATCCTGACACCGCTAGAGTTTTGAATGGGATCATAAGAGCGATCATGAGAAACTCAAACGCTGACCAAGCATTCGACACAGGCATCGATTGTGCGGTCAGCGGGGGGTTTGGGTTTATGCGGGTGGACATCGAATACGCACACGAACAAGCCTTCGATATGGAAGCGGTAGTCCGCCGTATTATGGATCCGCTTACCGTTCACTGGGACGTAACCACCGAAGGGTTTGATGCGGCTGACTGGAAGTACGGATTTATTTCTTCGCTTTACCCGGAAGCAGAATTCAAACAGATGTACCCAGACGCAGAACCGATTGACTTCGATGGGGGATCACAAGACGACATTTATAATGTTTGGAAAAACACAGACCACGGTGTTCGAGTCGCAGAGTATTTTTGCAAGGAAGAGGAAGAGCATGAACTCTGGCTGATTAAAGGATTCGGTTACCAGCGACCCGACGGTGAAATCGTTGACACCAAGGCGATCAGAAAAGATCATATCCCCGGGCTCGCTCGGCAGTGGGCAGAGTCAATGGGAGTAATGGTTCCAGAGGATGCGGACGATGAAGACATCATTGCGTACTTCTTTGAGATTCGTGGTCTAACAGCAATGCAGTCGCGGATGGTTCGAGGAACCAAGGTCGTAAAAAGAATTATCACAGGCAAGGAAATAATCGAAGAGTCGGAGTGGCCCGGTGACAACATCCCGATCATCCCGGTGTGGGGTGAAGAGGTCGTGTCTCGTGGGTACAGGTGGTTCCGGTCAATGATTGCGGACGCTAGAGATTCGCAGGTTATGTATAATTTTTGGCGCAGTGCGGAAACAGAGATTGTCGCAATGCAACCGAAGAACCCGTGGGTCTTGGAGGAGGGGGCAATCCCGGCTGACAGCGAGAAAGACTGGGAGGACGCAAACAAAAGATCCATTGCATACCTCACATATAAGAAGGGATACAAAGCCCCTGTCCGCGCACAACCGCCTTTGATTAGTTCCGGCGCACTACAAAACTCTCTACACGCTTCCGATGACATGAAAGCGATTATCGGTATATACGATCCTTCGCTTGGAGCAAGATCAAATGAAACATCCGGGCGAGCTATCCTTGCGCGTCAACGTGAATCCGATGTATCGAATTACCACTTCGTTGATAACCTGTCGCGGTCAATCACTTACCTCGGCAAAGTCTTATTGGAAATCATTCCCCATATTTACTCCGCACGTCAGGTTGTCAATATCGTAGGCGAAGATGCGAAGGAATCAGTTGCCCATCTTATGATTGAAGGGCAGGGTGGCCCGTTGCCATCTATGCCGGGAAGTTACGACATATCTAGGATGGAAAAAGATGAGCATGGCAATGTTATATTCGACAAAGAAAACCCACCTAACAGATTATACGATTTAAATGTTGGCAAGTACGACGTTACCGTAAAGGCAGGCCCGTCCTACGCATCGAAACGCGAGGAGACTAGGGAAACCTTGATAGAAATCATGCGTCAGGTTCCGGGTTCTGCACCACTACTTGGAGATATTTTACTACAGCATCTTGATTTTGAAGGGGCGGAAGAAGTCGCCGAAAGATTAAAACATTTTGTAGCAACACAAATACCGGGCATGGCGAATATGACAGCGAATTTAGCCGCAGGTCAACAACCGCAAATGCCACCGGGAATGCAACCTGTTTCGCCAGTAGCTGGAGGTGTCCCTCCGGGTAATCAACCATCACCGGGTGGAAACGGCACTGGACAACAATACAGACAAGGAGTTCCAGCATGAGTGAAGATAGTACGGCAATCGCCAACGATAGACCCGAAGGAATTGCCAACACAGACACGGCTGTAGAAGATGAAGAAGTCCAAACACCTGAAGTAGAAGAGTCCGAAACCGAAGAGGAAACTCCGCAAGGAGAAGCCGACATGGGAGAGGATGACGATACTGAAGATGAGGAAACCACAGAGGAAGACGATGATACCGAGGAAGAACTAGAGTTCAATTTCGGTGGAAACAAACTACTCGTTCCCAAAGGGAAGGTTCCCAAAGAGCTTGCCGAGAAGATGCAGGAATATGGCAACGGACTACAGACATCCTACACCAAAAAGTTCACCGCACTTTCTGAGGCGCACAAAATCATGGAAGGTCGTGATGTAGCGCACCAGAAATTAACATCGATGAACAATGAAACTTTAAACGAATACGCTAAAGGCTTAACCTTGAAAACTGAAATCGCTGAACTTGAAAAAATTGATCTTGATCCTTATCTCCGATCAGAAGACCAGAGAGATCATCTTGAGGCGCAAAGGATTCAAAATGCAATTCAACAAAAATCGAAACAGTTTCAAACCCATCTTGCAAACGTGACTCACCTCGGACAACAGGCCAACGTGGTTGAGCGTCAGGAAAACGAAAGACGCTACGTTGAGGGGGTGCAACACATGGATGCAAAGATCCCAGAGTTCTCAAAGAAACACGCAAAGGATGTTGTCGCTTACGCAATCAGTAAAGGCGTTCCCGAGGTACACGCTCAAACGTGGCCTTTGAACCCGTTTGCGGCAGAGACAACGTACAAGGCGATGATGTGGGATAGGGCGCAGGCAAAAGGCCGAAAGGGTATTCAGAAAGCAACGACTAATAAAGTCACGCCAGTTATTCCTGTCGGGGTAAAAAAGAAAGGCAAGTCCGGTGGTACTAGAAAGGATCCCGGCAAAATGTCCTCGGCAGAATACCAAACGTGGTATCAAAAAAAATATGGAAAAAGATAGGGCTTTAGGAGGCCCAGTATATGGCTAACACAAACCTGACCGTCGATCAGGTGACTAACCGAGCGCAGATGGTTCTCCATCAGAAGCTGAATTTTATTGGCAATGTAAATCGCCAGTACGATGATAGCTATAAAACTGGTGGAGCCAAAGGCGGTGAGTCAGTTCGTATTAAGCTCCCTAACGAATTTGTAATTCGTACAGGGGCATCGCTTTCTACATCTGATGTCACTCAAAAGGCAGTCACCTTGACAACGGGAACCCAAAAGGGCGTGGACATGGTCTTTACGTCACAAGAGTTGACGCAAGACATTTCCCTGTTCTCAGAGAATTACATCGAACCTGCAATGTCCGTCCTAGCGGCGAACTTGGAGAGCGATGCGTTATCAATGTATAAACAGGTCTATACGGAAATTTCTGACCTGAGTGAAGATCCAGACCTGCGTGATATTCTTGACATGGGCAGTCGCATGACAGAGAACTTGACACCGTACTCTGATCGTTGCCTGCTTTTACGTCCGAGAGCTAACGCGGCACTGATTGACGCACTAAAAGGCTTGTTTAATCCTGACCGAAATCTGGATAAGAATTATCGGGAAGGAATGGTTGCAAACAATTTCGTAGGCTTCCAAAAAGTTTTCGAGAATACTTTGCTTCCGAATCATGCAGGTGGAAGTGATGATGGAACTGGCGATTATTTGGTGAACAACGGTACTCTTACTGGCGGAACCGCCACGGTAGATACGGGAACCGGAACTTGGACGGCGGGAGATATATTCTATATCAATACCGTAACAAGGGTTCATCCAGAAACGAAAGCCGATACGACCTATCATCAACCTTTCGTAATTACCAATGCCGAAAGTGGAAGCACGACCAGCATTGAGTTCACTCCAGAGATTGTCACATCGGGTGGTGGACAAAATGTTGCGGCGGCAATGGCTAACAACGACGCTTTGCATAAAGTGGAATCCGATAACCGGGTCACTCTTACGAGTGCTACGGACATCGCGGCTTCCCAAACTTACGGAATCGACCTTGGGTTCCATAAGAATGCTTTTGCATTTGCAACGGCAGATCTGGAAGTTCCGAAGGGAGTTCACTTTGCAGGGCGTAGAGTTCAAGATGGTATCTCTTTAAGAATCATAAGAGATTACTCTATTAGCGCGGACACTATGCCGTGCAGACTTGACGTTCTTTATGGATATAAAGCGATCCGTCCGCAGTTGGCGTGTCGTGGTGGATTCATAGCATAACAACACGGGAGGGGCGGGGGGCTTCACGGCCCCCTTAACCTTAAAAAAAAGGATAAAACAAATGCCCAAATACGGTAAGAAAGAATACGCTTATACAGAAAGAGGGATGGAACA